AGGTCATTTTTACGTGCGGGAGTTTCAAGGTAGGGGGGGGTCAAATAACCCTCAATGCAAGTATTTACTAAGTCTTGACCGGCCAGAGATTGGTGAAAAAAAAGGAATTGTTATGGGATCACGTGGGCCAATGCCACGGCCAAATAATTTGCATGTGCTTTATGGCAATCCGAGCAAAAAGCCCCGAGGATCGCTTCTGGATGAGTTCCGTCCTGAGGTGGAGTCACCGGAATTTCCGTCTTGGCTATGGACTGATGCAAAAAAAGAGTGGGATCGAATCACGCCTGAGTTGGCGCGCTATGGGCTTGTGTCCAATCTGGACCGCGCGGCACTCGTTCTGTACTGCCAAGCCTGGGCCGAGTATGTTTGGCTAAAAAAGCTGCTTAAGAAAATGCGGATGGAAGCAGAAGCAGGACGAAAAGCGGCTGCGGCGGAGGGCAAAGAGTGGATCGGTGACGATGGGTTTAAGGTCACCACACCAAGCGGCGGATTCTCATACTCGCCTTATGGCGTGGCCGCCAAACGAGCCGGAGATGAAGTAGCGAAGTATCTGCAGGCCTTTGGACTTTCTCCTTCTTCACGCGGGCGCGTCACGACTGGCACCAGTCCGCAAGGCGAATTGCCCATAGATGATGATCCGGAGTGGAACTGATGTCTGACGGCAAGAAAATGAGTTTTGCCGAGATTGCCACGCAGTATGCGCGTGATGTCGTCGATGGCAAAATCATTTCCTGCAAGTGGCATAGACTGGCGTGCAAACGCCATCTTGACGATCTGGCCAAGGCTGCGGCCGGTGACTGGCCTTATGTTTTCAATCCCGAAATCACTAACGCCAAAGGCAAGGCGTACTTTCCGGCGGAGCGGATCTGCAAGTTCGCGGAGCGGATGCCGCACACGAAAGGAGAATGGGCGGCTCTTGGCCAGCGGATCAAGCTAGAGCCGTGGCAGATATTTGTTTTGGCTTGCCTGTTTGGGTGGGTAAATAAATCCACAGGCAAGCGCAGGTTTCGCGTGGCAGACATTATCGTCCCGCGGAAAAATGCAAAAAGTACGATCGCAGCGGTGATTGGTAACTACATGCTTGTGGCGGATGGCGAGTTTGGTGCCGAGGTGTATTCCGGTGCCACGTCAAAAGATCAGGCAAACGAGGTGTTCCGTCCAGCCAAGTTGATGGCCAGAGACGCCATGATGTCGCGCGAAAAGTCGTTTGTGGAGGTATTCGGGGTCACGATCAATGTTTCAAACATGAGCGTGATTGCGAACAACTCCAAGTTTGAGCCGGTGATCGGCAAGCCTGGTGACGGCGCGTCGCCATCTTGCGCGATCGTGGACGAGTACCACGAGCACCAGACCTCCGACCTGTACGACACGATGCAGACCGGCATGGGTGCACGGTCTCAGCCGATGTTGCTGATGATCACCACTGCCGGTTCTGACATTTCAGGGCCATGCTATCTGCATCAGGTCGAGCTGCAAAAGATCCTGGAAGGCGTGATCGAAAACGATCAGCGGTTTGGGATCGTGTTTACAGCCGATGAGGATGATGACTGGACGAGTGAAATTGCGCTGAAAAAAGCCAACCCGAATTACGGCGTGTCAGTGGACGCTGAGTTTTTAAAGTTGCAGCAAGAAAACGCAAAGGCAGATCCGCGCAAGCAAAACATTTTCAAGACCAAGCACCTGAATATCTGGGTGGCGGCGGCATCGCCCTGGCTGAATCTGCTGAACTTGCAGCGGGCCGGCGACCCGCAACTCAAGCTTGACTCTTACGCGTGGGACGGCTGCGTGGTCGGCCTCGATCTGGCCAGCAAACAGGATATCGCAAGTGCCGTGTATGTGATGTGGCGAGACCTCGAGGATGGCAGGCATTACTACGCGGTGAGCAAAAACTACGTCCCAGAGGCGGTCCTTGAAAAGCCAGAGAACGCGCACTACGCGGCCTGGAACCATGCAGGGCACCTGATTGCTACGCCTGGAAACATGATCAATCTTGAGCAGATCCAGGAGGATGTGATTGAGTCCGCGCACCTGGTGCCGATCCGCGAAGTGGCCAAGGATCCTTGGGGAGGCCACCAGTTGGGCGCCAATCTGGCGGAAGAGGGCTTTACGGTGGTGGATATTCCTCAGCAGGTCAGGTATCTGTCCGATCCGATGAAGGAAATCAACGCGCTGGTCGATGCGGGGCGGTTCCACCATGATGCAAATCCTGCGTATGTGTGGATGCTGTCAAACGTGGAAGTCAAAGAGGACAGGAACGATAACGTTTTCCCGAGGAAAACGCGCAAGCAAAACAAGATCGATGCAGCAGTTGGCACGATCGTCGCGATGAACCGAGCCCTGGCTGCCTCAACTGAAGACCAGGCGATTGCAGAAATGATCATCCTATGAGCACAATGACAAACAACTGGTATAACGCCGAGCGCGTGAGTCAGCCAGGCAGCGTCATTCTTAATCAATGGATGGCCTCCAGGCAGAGCGCCCGTCAAGGTCCTAAAGCTGCCGTGGAGGCAACCCCGGTGTCTGAAATTCTTCCAGGCACGGAGATGTATAACATTTTGACAGGTGGCGGGATGGATGGCGGCGCTGGTGTGGCCGTCACGGAACAATCCGCAATGGCTGTGGGCGCCGTGTATGCCTGTATTGGCCTGATTGGTGGCGCGATGGCCTCCATCCCGCTGCATTTTTATCGTCGGAAAAATGGGTCCAGAACCCGGATTGACCATCGTCTTTGGTGGTTTTTCAACGAATCGCCATGGGCAAACTGGACTGCTTCATCGGCGTGGATGTTTACCGTGCAGTCTATCGGATTGCTTGGAGACAGTTTTTGGGAAATCAAACGCAAAAACAGATTTACCCTTTCGGTCGAGAGTATTGAGGGCTTTGAGCCGCATCATCCAAACCGCGTTTACGTGGACATGCACAACGACGGGTCTTTGTTCTACCTGGTGCAGGATCGCACAACTGGCACCATTCGCACGGTAGAAGCCGAGGATATGCTGCATTTCACGGGGGTTGGGTTTGATGGCAAACGCAGCCTTTCACCGCTGCGAGCTGCATTGCGCAGCGCTGCAGGCATTGCGATTGCCGCAGATCAGCATGCAGGATCTTTTTTTAAAAATGGCGCGCGCCCGGATTTCGTCATCACGATGCCAGGCAAAGCGGACGAAGGACAGATCAATGCACTGAGAAACAGTTGGTCTCAGCGCTATCAGGGAGCGCTTCGCGCCCACTTGCCAGCTGTGTTGACCGGCGGCATGGAGGTGCAAGAGCTCACGATGAGCGCAGAGGATGCGCAGCTAATTGCGACCAGAAACTTTCAAGTCAAAGACGTTGCGCGCATCTACGGCGTGCCGCCTCACATGATCGGGGACACCGAAAAAACCACCAGTTTTGGCAGTGGCATTGAAAGCATGTCAATTGGTTTTGTGCGGTACACGCTGCGCCGCTACATGGACGCATTTCAACAGGAAATTAACCGTAAGCTCTGGCCACGCAACGCCACGATTTTTGGCGAATTCAATGCGGATGCGCTGCAGGACGGCGATAGCAAGGCGCAGTCGGAGTACTTTGGCAAAGCGCTGGGCGGACCGGGCAGTCAAGGCTGGATGACCATCAATGAAGTACGTCGCTTAAAAAACCTGCCGCCCATTCCGGGCGGGGACGAAGTTGTGCGTGCCTCACAAACCCAATCGGATCGACCCGATGGCAACCTTGATCGACAAAACGACGAAAACAGCTCCGAGTCAGAGCCGAATTCTGACGACGACCCTGACGGAGAATGATATGCACCCCATGCTGAAACTGCTTGCGAACAACAAGCATCGCGGACGATTCAAGTCTGAAATTAAACCAGGCTCAAATGAGGCCACCATCTATCTCTATGACATGATTGTGGACTCAGAGGTGGAGGCAGAGTACTGGGGTGGAGTCAGCCCGCAAGCCTTTATCAAGGCCCTAAACCAAATCACGGCATCGACGATTCATTTGCGCGTCAATAGCCCCGGCGGATCGGTTTTTGCCGCCCGAGCCATGGAGCAGGCGATTCGCGAGCACTCTGCCAAGGTGGTGGCTCATATTGATGGTTTGGCGGCCAGCGCTGCAAGCTTTCTCGTGATGGCTGCCGATCATATTGAAATGGCGCCAGGTAGTTTTATGATGATCCACAAAGCCTGGACATTTGCCTATGGCAATTCTGATGATTTGCTCAAAACGTCTGAAATGCTGGATCAGATTGATGGCTCTCTGGTGTCGACTTACTCGTCGGCCACAGGCCAGTCTGAGGAAAGTATCCGGTCCTGGATGACAGACGAAACTTGGTTCGATGCCGACAGAGCGGTTGAACTCGGTTTTGCTCACTCAGTTTATGAGCAGGACGCACAGAATCAACAGAGTGGCAGCCAAAACAAAGCGGACTGGGACCTGAGCGCGTATGCGCACGCACCGCAGTCGGTGGCGACCCCTTCTGATGAAACTCCTGCACCGCTTAACGCACCTGAAAACCTCTCTTCTCCTTCCTTAATAGACCGAGAAGCCTTGGCCAGAGCCGCCAAGGTTGCCCTAGTTTCTGCCTGACGCTCACGCGCCAAGCATCAATCAGCCGCCATCTTGGCGGCCTTTTTTTTGGAGTCATCCTCATGAACAGCACGAAAGCCTTGCGTGAGCGCCGCGATCAATTAGCGCACACTTTGCACAACCTTGTAGACAAGGAAAAAACCCCGGAATGGAAACCAGAGCACCAGTCGCAGTATGACTCGGCGATGGCTGAAATCTCCAACATTGATGAGCAGCTCAAGCGTCATACAAATGCCATGGCTGCGATCGCTGCCGATGCCGCAGATCGCGGCCTCATTCAGGACGCCGATCGTGACCGCTTTACGCGCACACCTGGTGCGCATAAAGAGGAAACACAGGCACTTCGTGCTTATCTGACTGGTGGCCTGTCCAATTTGCAGCCCGAGCAACTCAACCAAATGCGTGCGCGCCAAGCCGGCGACATTCGCAACGTGATGAGCATGCCTCAGGCCGCCATGAGTGCAGGCACCCCTGCTGAGGGCGGCTACACAGTGGCCACTGAGTACTACCGCCAAATGACCGAGGCCATGAAAGCCTTTGGTGGGATCCGCACAGTTGCTACGGTCATCCAGACTGGTAACGGCGCTCCGATGAACTTCCCAGCAGCGGACGCGACAAGTGAAGAGGGCGAACAGGTCGGTGAAAACGCCGCTGTGGCGCTTGGCGAAACCGCGTTCAGCAATCTGGACTTGGCTGTCTACAAGTACTCATCCAAGAAAATCGCCTTGCCGTTTGAGCTGATTCAGGACTCCATGTTTGACCTGGAAGCCTATATCCAGAATCTGTTGAGCTTGCGCCTTGGTCGAATCACTTCCAAGCGCTTCACGACGGGTACGGGTAGCAGCCAGCCTAATGGCATCGTAACGGCCTCAACGGCTGGCAAAGTCGGCGCAACGGGTCAAACCGCCACAATCACCTATGATGACCTGGTTGATCTTGAGCATTCTGTGGACCCGGCTTACCGCAGTGGCGCAGGCGTGGCATTCATGATGCACGACAGCACACTCAAGGCGCTGCGCAAAATCAAGGACACGGAAGGCCGTCCAATTTTTGTACCAGGTTACGAGCAGGGCAACCCCGGCGGCGCACCCGACCGCTTGCTCGGTCGCCGAATCGTGATTTCGCAGGAAATGCCTGTGATGGCTGCTAATGCAAAATCGGTGCTCTTCGGTGATTTCAGCCGCTACTTCATCCGCGAAGTCATGGACATGACGCTTTTCCGTATGGCTGATTCTAACTTCATCCTGAATGGCCAGATTGGTTTCGTGGCGTTTAACCGCCAGGGCGGCAATCTGATCGATGTGGGTGGCGCAGTCAAGCACTACGCCAATTCCGCAACTTAAAAAAGGGAGACTGGGCCGGGTTTAACCGGCCCAGATGAGATCGATGAAAGGGCGAATTCTTATTGACGTCCCTGCGCACAAGTTCAAATGTGGGCAGTATCTGGATTTGCCAGATGAGTTGGGCTCGCAGCTGGCGGCTCAAGGCGTGTTTGATGTGAAAGCACAAGGCGTCATAGCAGAACAGCAACAAAAACAGCAGCCTCAACCAGAGGCAGAAAATATGCTCGACGAGGATGCGCAAGAACAACCTGTTGCGGCACACTCGCCGAAAAACGCAAAGCAGGCGAAGTGACTTAAATGACCATGCTGACTGTCACGCTCCCTACTCCCGCAGCGGTCACTCTGGCTGAGGCAAAGCTGCATATGCGGGTTGAGGTTAATGATGAGGACACCTTGATCACCAATCTGATCTCTGTCGCCACATCAATGGCCGAGCATGAGCTTGGGAGAGCGCTTGTCACGCAGTCGATGAAAGTCAATCTTGATCGGTTTCCTCGAGGGCCGATTGAACTCTTCATGCCTCCTGTTGTGAGCATTACAAGCATTCAGTACGAAGACGAGAACGGGGCAACACAAACCTTAGATCCAATAAATTATCAGCTGGTCAAAGACTTCCATCGCCCTCGGATAGCCGCTTCAACCTGGCCGGTTGGCTCAGATGTCGAAGTGATTTACCAGGCGGGCTTTGGTGCGATCGCTGATGTGCCCGCGCCAATTAAACAATGGATTTTGGTGCACGTCTCATCGATGTACGAAAACCGTGAATCCATTGGCAAACCTTTGGCAACTTTGCCGTATTTGAGCGCCCTGATTGACCGATATGTAGTTCCTGTCGTTTGAAGCCGATATTCCGATGAATTTATTTGAGATGTGAACATGGGCGCAGGAGACCTTAACAGACGTGTGACCATCCAGAGAAAATCGGACGGTGATGGAGCGTTTGGCCAAGCAACCGGCGACTGGGTGAATGTTGCATCGGTAAGAGCAAATATCAGGCCAATAGGTGGCAGGGAGAAGCTCCGGGCGATGGCCTATGAGTCGACGTTGACGCACTCGGTGAAGGTTCGTTATCGCACGGATCTGCTGCCCGCAATCGAAGCAGACGGCTGGAGAATTCTTTACGGATCAAGAGTATTTGATATCACTGCACCTATGGATCTGGATGACGCAAGGCGTTACATCGTTTTTGAATGCATCGAGACAGGGGTAGAGCATGGCAGCGCTAGTTGAGACCAAAGGGCTCGATGAGATCAACAAATTTTTCCAGAATTTACCTGCCAAATTAGAGGGTCGCATTGTTCGAGGAGGCTTGAAAGTTGGGGCGATTTCAATTGCTGAAAAAGCCCGGCTCAAAGCTCCTAGCAAATCCGGCGCGCTGAAATCCGGCATCAGGGTGACCTCCAGCGTCAAAAAGGGGGTAGCAACGGCCACGATACATGCGGGCGATAACAAATCTTGGTACGCACACATTATTGAATTTGGTTCGGGGAGTCACTATTCAGGGACTTTGAAAAGGTCAAAAAGAAAGCCTTACAAAATTAAGCCTAAACGAAAGTCTTCTTTGGTGATTAACGGTCGGCGTGTGGCTTCAGTCATTCACCCAGGCGTGAAACCGAGAAAGTTTATGCGAGACGCTTTTGACCGAGGATATGAGGAAGCAATTCAATCTGCGGCCAAGTACATGAGGTCGCGGATTGCAAGAGAGAACTTGAAAAGATGATTGCTGAACAAATTGTCTACCGAATGCTGGATGTACCAGGACTTAACGCACTGGTTTCAGACAGGATTTTTTCCAGTAGTGCCAAACAAAATGCCAAGCCGCCATACCTTGTGTTTGAGGTGCTTGAGGATGTGTCGTACCCGAATTTGAATATTCAAGAGCCGGTCAGGCACGATGCGCACGTCAGGATTTATGCGCTTGATTTGGGACAGGTCAAGATTGGGCAAATAAACGAGGCGATAAAAAGCGAGCTTAATTTCAAGTTCTACATCGTGGTTGATGGGAAAACAGTCATTGAGTCCAGATTGAAATCTGTCAACCCGATGGAAAAGGATCACGAGACTGGCATTTTCATCCAAGCCACTGACTACATCTTGCGGTACTACGAGTAGCAGTTCCGTAATGAAAGCCAGATTGATCTGGCAATTTAACGCCCGCACCCTGTGGGTTTTTTTATTTTCTGAAAGGAAAAAGCGATGACTGTACGTACCTCCGCAGGCAGTACCCTGAAAATCTCCGCAAGTGCACCTGCCACTTTTAACGCTGCGGGCTATTCCGCTCTGGTCTATACCTCAGTAGGGGAAATCACCGACCTGGGCGAGTTTGGTCGTGAATTCACTCTGGTCACACACAACCCGGTCGGGTCGCGTGGCACACAGAAGTTCAAAGGATCCTTCAATGAGGGAACGATGAACTTGTCACTTGGCCTAGACACTGATGACGCAGGGCAAGTCCTCATGAAAGCCGGGTCGCTGTCTGACACGGCTTACAGCTTTGAGGTTACGACCCAAAACGGCGACAGCTACTACTTCCAGGCGATGGTGATGAGCTTCAAAGTTGGCGTTGGATCGGTTGATTCGATCACGACAGCAACTTGCACGCTCGAGATCACGACCTCTGCTGGCGGTATCGGCGTTGTTGAAGACCTAGCAGCTTAATCAATGCCAATCACGGCAAAACGTGCACCGAGTCGGCGCTTGTCTCATCCTTCGCGGGGTGAGCAGGCGCCGGCCACGGGCAATCCAACCCTCCCGCGAAAGGAAGAAATCATGTTTGACATTGCAAACCTCGGCGTTAACCCCACTTCAATCATCGAACTTGAAAACCCTGACGGCGAAGCGCTGACAAATGATGTCGGCGAGGCGATCAGCATCACAATTTACGGCCCAGGCAGCAAACAGTACCAGGTGGCTTCGGGCATCCGAAACCGCGCCATTTTGGATTATGTCCGCAAGGGCGGCAAGAAAATGAAAGACAACGAGCAGCGTGAGCTCGATGCTGAGTTCCTTGCGACTTGCACAGTTTCATTCAATGGCTTTGTGTACAAGGACCTGACTGGGCATGAGATGTTCAAGGCCGCCTACATGGATACAGCAATTGGATTTATTGCTGACCAAGTCAATAAAGCGGTGAGTGACTGGTCAAATTTTACGAAGGGATCAAGCAAGACTTGATCCTTTACGCCAGGCAGTTGGGGTGGTTTCACGCGACCCCGACTGCTCAGAATCCACACAAGAAAATTTCTAATCAAGAAAAGCCGCGAAGCAGACTTGAAAAAATCATCGACAACGGCGGCACGCCTTTGATGCCTGACATTGGCGATGGTAGTTACCTGGTTGAGTACTGGAATGATCTTGGGTTGTTTATGGAAGGGCAAATGGGGCCAGTGGCACTATCTGCTCAAGAGATTCAATCCTGGCAGAGTGGGGCGCAGTTGAGTTTGAATGCCTGGGAGTTCAGGGTGGTGATGCAAATGTCCAGAGCGTATTTAAGTGAGTTGCGGGCGGGTGCAGAGCCTGAATGCCCTCCACCCTACGGCAATCCGGCGAACGAGTTTGATCGCGCCACGGTTTCAAAAAAAATCGGCAATGCATTTAAGTCTCTATTGATGACGAGGAAGTCGTAATGTCTACCAAAGTCGGTCTGCTGACCATCGAGATGGCAGCTAATATCGCTCGTCTTGAGACCGATATGCGCCGCGCGCGCAATACTGTTGACAATACGATGCGCAGCATTTCGCGCAGTGCAAGCATGGCGATGTCGTCCATTCAAGGTTTGATTGGCGTCATGTCAGTGCGTGAACTGGCTCAGATCTCGGATCAATTCAAAACGATTAATGCCACGCTTGCCTTGGCGACAAGATCTGCCGAGGCCGGTGCTGTTGCATATGAGCAGGTGCTGGACATTGCCATGCGAAGCGGGCAGGCGATTGAAGGAGTGGCGGTGACCTATCGAAGGTTTGCTGAAAACTCAAGGGATCTTGGAATCACGCAGGATCAGGTTGCAAAAGCCACCGAAACCGTAGCCCAAGCGCTTGCTTTGTCCGGGGGAAGTTACCAGAGTACGCAGGCCGCACTGGTGCAGTTTAGTCAGGCTCTTGCTTCTGGGACGCTGCGCGGTGCCGAACTTAACTCAGTGCTTGAGCAGGCTCCTAGGCTTGCCCGTTTGATTGCGGACGGCATGAATGTATCGGTGGGTTCGCTACGCAGCCTTGCTGAAAAAGGAAAAATCACTTCTGATGTGATTATTAAAGCGCTTGAGGACCAAGCCAGCACAATCGAGCGAGAGTTCGGTCAGCTACCAATGACATTCGCTCGTGCTGTAAACAATTTTCAGACTGCGGTGACTGATCTCGTTGGAAATGTAGAAAAGAATTTAGGAATATTTGGAGCGTTAGCGGGTGTAATTAATTTAATTGCACAGAACTTGTCATTGCTGGTGAACGTAGCGATCGCCGCAGCTATTACTGCCATGGGGCGGTTCACGGTGACAGTTGTCTCGTTAATATCCACCAAAATCGCTCTGGCCGCGAGTATGGGTGCTGCCACAGCCGCGACCATTACCTTTAACCGAGCCTTGGCAGTTCTGGGCGGACCTGCAGGTGCAGTCATTACTGCCGCCAGTGCGGCCTACGCGTTTCGAAGTGAGCTCGGGCTGGTCTCCAAAGAGTACGCTAAAGCAATCACGGCCACGGATGAGTTCAACGAAGGCATTAAAGCTACGGGTGGCTTCTGGTCTGCGCTGGTCATGCTCGGCTGGACAAACCCATTCTCGTCGCTTGAAGAGCAGGTGAGCAAGTACCGAGCTGAGGTTGAAAAGTTAAAAGACGAAAAATCAAAACTTAATACAGTTCAGCAGGCGTTTCTAAACACTGCAGAAAAACTCGAAACGGCTCAGGGTCGCTTGTCGTATTTTGAAGCACTGTTGGCCAAACAGACGCGAGCAAGCAACCAGGCGCGCCAAGATGCAGCGACAGGAACGGACACGCATACCGCGGCTTACACCGCGATGATTGCATCTGCGGATGAATTAGTTGCAAAGATGCATGAGGAGTTTTCGCTTATTGGGTTGACCAACGAAGAGCGCGCTGTATCTATTGCTATGCGCAAGTTAGAGGAGCTTGGAATTCGCTCCGGTACCGAAGCATTTGAAAAATATCTCAAAGAGATTATCGAGATACAGCGTCGCATACGCGTTAAGAAGGAATGGGTTCAGCTTGCAGATGACTCCGCAAAAGCTGCCAAGCGTGAGTCTGAAGAATACGACCGCCTTATTACGACGCTAAAAGAAAAAATTGCAACGATTGAAATGGAAAACCAAACATTTGGTTTGACTAATCGCGAGCGAGAGCGCTCGATTTTTTTGCGTGAATTGGAAAACGTCAAGATTCAGGACCGCAATGCTTTGCTTGAAAAGTATGACGAAGCCACATTAATTAAAGAGGCTAATGATCTAAGAGAAAAAAGCACCAAAGAACGGCTTGAGAAGGAAAAGGATTATGCCAAAGAAGTAGAAAAAATTAATGATCAAATTGGGCAGTCATTAGCAGATGCGCTGATGGATGGTGGAAGGAGTGCGAAAGACTTCTTGATCAGCATGTTTAGAACAATGGTCTTGCGGCCATTGCTACAGCCAATTATCTCTGGCGTTGCTGGTGCGATTGGACTCGGGACAGCAGGCGCCGCATTAGCTGGGAATAGTGGAGCAGCCGGAGCAAGTGGGGCGGGCGGAACCATGCTTAGCATGGCAGGTGGTATCAAGTCTGCATATGATGTTGTGATGGGAGGATTTGCATCTGTCGGATCATCATTTACCAACATGGGTGTCAAGCTAGGTTCACAGTTTATTTCTGATTTCGGTTATGGGTTTGGCAGCGGATTTACATCTGGATCAGGGGTCACTGCAAACGCAGGCGCCATGTTTGGAGCAGCTGCAAATGCTGCGGCCGGTATTGCAGGGGGCATTGCTCTTGGAAATTTAATTTCTGGCGATAAAAAACTTTTTGGCAGTCAATATGCAACCACTGCGACTGGAGCAGTTGCAGGAGCCGTGATCGGCTCGGTAGTTCCTGTCATAGGCACTGCAATTGGAGCAGTGCTTGGCGGTGCTTTAGGCGGTGTAATCAACGCTGCTTTTGGATCAAGCCCAAAAGAATATACGGATTCAGGAATTTCCGGCACGCTTTCAGCCATGACAGCAGATGTTCAGGAATATTCCAAATGGAAAAAGGCGGGCGGTTGGTTTACAAGCACTAAGCGCGGCACGGAATTCACCGCGCTCAATTCAGAGTTGCAAAAGACGCTTGATGCATCGCTTCGTGGCATTGGAGGATCGATTGAATTCTTTGCAAAGTCCCTTGGCCAACCAACCGATGCAATTAATAGCTTTTCTCAAGACATCAACCTCAGCTTTAAAGATTTATCTGAGCAAGAGATCCAGAAAAAGATCCAAGATGCCGTATCTGGTTTTGAAACTGGGTTGATTAATTCAGTATTTCCGACATTGAACACATTTTCCTATGTTGGGGAAACCATCGGGGTTACCTTAAAACGCCTGTCTGACAGACTGATTGCTGTGAATAATGTTTTTGGTGCGCTTGGGCTCAAGCTTAATGAGCTCAGCTTGACCGGGGCAAATGCAGCAAACACACTGGTTGAGCTTACTGGAGGCATTGAGGCCTTTACTCAAAAAGCAGATTTTTATTATCAGAATTTTTATTCTGTGCAAGAGAGGTTGAATAAAAACACCGACAAACTGAAAGAGGTGTTTGCACAACTTGGCATGGCTTTGCCTACTACCAGAGAGGGTTTTAGAACAATATTTGAGCTGTTTCAGCAGGCGGGCAGCCCCGAGCTTGTCGCTGCGATGCTTAACGTTTCAAGTGCTTTTTCAGATTACATCAGCGTTGTTGAGCAGGCAGAGGCACAAACAGTCGAGTTGATGATTGCTAGGATGCAAGAAGGCGCAGCGATTGAAAACGGTTTATTCCAGTCGCTTGGAGAAGTTGCTGAGCTACGCAAGCGAGAACTAAGTGCGCTAAATGAATCAAATCGTGCACTCCAGCAGCGGGTATTGGGCTTGAAGATGCGAAAAATTCATATTCATTGGCTGTTGAAGCAACGACACAGGCATTTGATGAGCTTAAACAGGCAATTTCAGTTGAGCTTCAAAACGCACTTGATTCGCTTACAAAAGATTTTGATGCCTTTACGGATAGCATTGCTCAGCAGCAGCAAGCGCTTGAGGCGGCCAAGCAAGTCGCAAGTCAAAACCTGAGCGGGCTGAAAAGCTTATTTGATTTTATTGGCGATCAGATTGCTGAACTGACAGGATCGACCGCTCAAACTGTTGCCTCCGGGGTGGCGTTTATTCAAAACGCTCTTTTCGTTGCAAAGGCAAGCGGTTATCTGCCTGAACAAAAAGATTTGGCTTCTGCGGTTACTGCAGCAAAGGGCGGCCTGAGTTCTGAGAACTTTGTTAACGCTTTTGAAATGCGCCGCGCCAACCTGTTGTTGGCCAATGATCTTTTTGCACTTAAGGAAATTGCCAGTGAGCAAATGACCGATGCAGAAAGACAAATTGAAATAGCTGAGCAGCAATTGTCTTCGCTCCAAGAACGATTGGAACAAGCTCGGATTCAGTACGAAAACAGCACCAATGCAACAAATGCCTATTACGACGCCCAACTGGTTGCTGCACAGCAGCAAATCAACGTATTAAACGGGATCAATACATCGGTCTTGAGCGTTTCAGCAGCTACAAATAATCTCGCAATGATGATGGACCAGCAGCGACAGGCAACTGTTTCACTTGCTCAGGCAAATGCAGATGCGCTGGTTGCAGCAAAAGAGGCAGCATCCCGACGTGAGGCTGAGTTGTCATTGGCCAAAGCCGCTGCGGAAGAGAAAGCTCGGGCAGCGAGCGAAGCTGCTGTTGTGGCAGCTAACGCAGCAATTGAGCGCGCAAGAATTGAAGAGGCAGCAAGAAATGCTGCAGCTGCTGCCGAGGCAGAACGGCAAAGACAGGCTTCGGCAGCAGCTGCACAAGCTTCAGCAGAGGCTGCAAAAGTTGCTGAAATGAACTATCTTCGAGGACAAAATCCATTCAGCAAAGCATGGAATAGAGCTGTCCAGCAAAAGTACCCAGATCTGTACTACGAAGTCCGCCTTGCGTATGCTTCCGAAAACTATGACTGGGCGTCTGGTGGTGGCGCAGCAACTGGTGGATATGTATCGCCAGGCATGATGCTGGTTGGTGAGGAAGGTCCGGAGCTTGTGAATTTCCGCTCACCTGGCATGGTGTACACCTCAGCGCAAACCCAAAGTCTGCTTGGAGGTAATGGCGGAAATGAGCTTGCTGCAGAATTGAGATCGTTGAGAGAAGATCAAAGAGCTCAGTCCAAGGCGATGGTCGCATTGCAGCTCAGAATGACAAAGGTCATCGAGCAATGGGAAGGGGACGGCTTGCCAGCCGAGCGATATGAAGGGGCACCAGCATGAGTGCTGACCAAAATGCCCTTGTAATCGTTCAGCCCATTGTCATCACAGATGCGATGCTTGCTGGAGCGTCTCCTGCCAGCAATATATCGGAAGATGACTATCCGGTATGGGTCGGTGGCGTGTCCGCGACAACATATGCATTGGGTGATCGGGTCATAATGATTGCGACCCACAAAATTTATGAAAGCCTTCAAAATTCAAATACAAATAACGATCCTCGCACATCTCCAACCTGGTGGATTGAGGTCGGACCTACAAATAAATGGGCTGTATTTGATAACTCGGTCAGCGCACAGACTTCAAATCCCTATTTGATTGAGTACTGGCTGACTCCAGGTAGAGCGATTGGTTCAATTGGGCTTTTAAATCTTACTGATGCATACGAAATTGACATCACGATGTATAGCCCTTCGACAGGAAGCCCAGGAATCGTTTATTCAAAATCAATTGACCTTGGATTGACTGAGACAGCATCTGACTGGTGGAGCTGGTTCTTTGCATTCAGAAACCGTCCGACTCAGACTGTTGAGTCTGACTTGCCAGCCTACCAAGATTGCGTTGTCAAGGTGCAAATTGTAGGTGGCGTCGATCTTGCCATCGGAGTCTTGCTAATTGGTCAGCGCAGAGAGTTTGGCATCGGAATTAAATACGGTGCCCGTGTTGGCATTCAGGATTACTCCAGAATCGAGACAAACGATTTTGGCGATACCGTCTTGATCCAAAGAGCCTTTGCGAAGCGGGTTAGTTTTGAATTGATGATTAATGCTAATGAAGTTGATTTATTTCAAAACTTTCTTGCAAGCATTAGAGCCAAGCCATGTCTTTACATCGCAAATAAAAACTATGAAGCAACAGTTTTGTTTGGGTTTTATAAAAGTTTTGAAATTTTGATTAATTATCCTGATCACGCCGACTGTGACATGGAAATCGCAAGCCTTACTTGAGGTAGAAAATGGCTATTACACCACTGCCGCCAGCACCACTTCCAAGCGACACGCCGCAAGATTTTAACGAAAAGGCATTTGCGGTTGTAAGCGCTTTAAATGAATTTGTTACTGAGACTAATTTACTAGCGCTGAGTGTCTCGGATCTTGAAAATTCCGCTAATGAAAGCGCAGCACTTGCCGCCACAAAAGCATCAGAAGCAGTGCTGGAGGCTTTATCAGCCCAGTCGCACGCATCTGCTGCGGATGCATCTGCAGTTTCTGCAGCAGATAGCGCAATCGAGGCTTTGTCATATCAACAGGGTGCGCAAGATATTGCTGATTACGTCGCATCCATTGGATCTTACAAGTTGCCAATATTAAAAAATAACGGTGCCACATCAATTGTGACCGTTCTTGGCTCCACTTTGCCGGTCGTAAATCGAGCCGGATTTACTGTTGACGTTTCATTAACTACGTGAGGTTTTCATGGCCGGTAAATATCCAGTCGTACTAAATGGTTCTGTCTTGCAAGAGCTTCAACCTGAAGATCATTTAATCGGCGACATAATGCTGACAGGATTATTTAAAAAATCGCTTCCTCGGACTCGTCTTTTTTATTCTCCGTCTGTAAATGCAATTTCTACATCACAGCAATTTTATGTTGAAGTAGGAGGAAGCCTTCTCAACATTGCTGCAAATACAAGTGTTGTTATGCCCGCACTTGTCTCTGGCGGAGATTACGCAATTTATGCCTGCTCAGATGGTTCTTTGAGGGCCGATCTTAACTGGTCATATCCAACGGGGTACACAAGTTTAAATAGCCGCTTTATCGGCTGCGGTCATTATGCTCCAGGAGGTAATGCTGCAGCGCAGTCCGGGGGTAATACTACCCCCGCATTTAACGCATATAGTTTTTTTGATTTGACGTATAGGCCAAGTAGAAAAGATTGGCGCGGCATGACGACAGACCCTGGTGACGGGTTTTGTGTAGCTATTTATTTACTAAATACAAATCCTGACGTTAATGGAGCCTCAAAATATAACGTCGCAATTGCAGATGGCGCATCTCCGCCAAAAATTCCATTGGTGTTCGGTGGAAATGGCTCTAGCAACTATGCAAACTTTAACTGGTGGAATGCAAGTGAAGCCTTGGCAGCGCAAGGCTTGCGGATGCCAACATACGGCGAGTTCTCTTCCTTTGCCTATGGCACGACCGAGGCCTCGTCCATAGGAACAGATCAGGGCAGCACTATTTTAAATGCTGCATACACATCAAAGTGCGGGGTAATCCAATCATCTGGAGTCATGTGGGTGTGGGGTAATGAGTTTGGGGGCGGTACCGCAGCAGCTAGTTGGGTAGCAAATACTGACGGAAGAGGATCAACTTATCAACTTGAGAACGCCGTGCTTTTGGGTGGCAACTGGGGCAATGCGTCGGACGCCGGTTCGCGCGCCTCGATCTGGAACAGCCCGCCCACGAGCTCGGGTGGCAGCGTCGGGGCTCGCGGCGTCTGTGACCTCCTGATTCTTGATTAAGGCGGCGACAGCCGCCGATTGATTTAACCGTATATGGAACCTGAAAAAGAAGTTTTGCAAAGTTATGAGCAGATGAAAGTCGTTGATAAGTATGAAACGGTTATTGCCTACTTGTATCCAATTGCTCAAAATATTCCGAGGAGGCATGGCGTTGCAAAGGCAATGTTTACAGAATGTCTTTTAGAGCAAGTAAAAAATATTGTAGAAGCGGGGAAGTCTGGCCAGATTTCACGTCTCTACATCGCAGATGCGGGTCTTTCGCAACTGCGATATTGGCTGCGGTTTTTGTTAAGCAAGCAAGTTCGTGGAATTACACCGCACCAAGTCGAGACAGCACAAGTGCTTATTGCCGAGGTGGGGCGATTGCTGGGGGCTTGGATAGCAAAACAAAAACGCAGAGGGCAACATGGATAAATTCGCCGTGCTTTTGGGTGGCAACTGGGACAATGCGTCGGACTCCGGTTCGCGCGCCTCGAACTGGAACAACTCGCCCACGAACTCGAATGGCAACATCGGGGCTCGCGGCGTCTGTGAGGACAAGGAATTAGTATTTTTAGTGCTCTGCTGCCGCCACGGCGCAGTGGGCCGACCTACTTCCATGTGGTCAGCCATGTTGTCCTGCTTCGGCAAACACCTTTGGGGGTCTGGTATAGCGCTTAGTAACCACCGTGTTGTGGTGAACAGCGCGGCCAGCTTTTGATATGGTCAAAAGATGTTCAGATTTAATTTCAAAAGTAGCCGATAAAAATAATCTCATTTCCGCTTACGCAAAAGCATCGAATGGTAAACGACAGACTTGGGGTTATCTTGAGTTCAAAGAGTATGCGGCAAAAAATCTGCTAGAAATGCGCGAGCAATTGTTAGATGGAAATTGGAGCCAAGGAGTATATCGGCAGTTTATGGTTTACGAACCAAAGCCTCGACTTATTTCAGCTTTAGACTTTAAGGATCGGGTGGCTCAGCACGCTCTTGTGAATATTATTGGGCCAATCTTTGAGTCCACTCTTTTGCCTTATACATTTGCCTGTAGACGAGGCATGGGAACTCACGCGGGAGTTCGGCACGTTCAGGCCGCAATGCGTAAAACGCAAAGCACGCATTTTTTAAAAACAGACTACAGCCGTTTCTTTCCATCCATTGATCGAATGCGCCTTCATCAGCTTATTGAACGCAAGATCAAATGTAAAAAAACTTTAGAAATTATTAAGGCTATGGTCCCAAATACTGGCCATGGTCTGCCTATCGGAAGTTTGACGAGTCAATTGTTTGCAAACGTATATGGCGGAGTTATAGACAGGTTTATTCATTTTGAACTTGGAGCTCGTCACTGGGCTAGGTATATGGATGACATTGTCATCTTGTCTTCAAACCCATATGAATTACGAGAATGGTTTGAGAGCATTGAGCAAACAAGCAAAGAAAGGCTTGGCTTGGGTATAAGCAAGTGGCAAATGTCATCCGTTACGCGAGGAGTAAATTTTTTAGGCTATCGAATTTGGCCTCGCCATAAGTTGCTTAGAAAAAGTTCAGTTACTAGCGCGAAAAGAAAAATAAAACGATTTATAGCGACAGATGATCGTGAATCACTTGGTCGATTTTTGACCGCATGGCGTGGGCATGCAAGCCACGCAGACACTTGCCATCTTTTTAATTATTTGGAGAATACGTATGCAATTCAATGTCATTAATACTCGCGAAGATCTTGATTTGTTAATTGGTTCGGCTGAGCATCAAAAATTTATGTTGTATTTAAAGGGCTCAATGTCACAAAAGAGAGATGTCCAAGAGTACCCAGTTGGCTATGGATCTCCCGGCTACGAAGGGCCATTATTGACGCCAATTTGGCAGGATTTCGAAGATCTTTCAGTTATTGAGCGATTTAACTTTGCCCCAAGTGATTTTGATTTGATTTTTTAATTACTGCTCAAAGGATACTTGCGCCATTTTTAAGTTGCTTTTTGTGAGCTTAGCGGGCGTTTAATTTTTTTCGATACAGCTCGTTTATTTTTCACGGAGATATAGAAAGAATGGACAAAGACCCAACTTCATATTCCTTACTCACATATGCCTGGGTATTTCTATTGTCCATTCTGGGGGGGGTGGTGAACTTCATGCGCAAATTGCACGATGGTCATGTTCGGGCCTTCAACATCATCGAGTTCGTGGGAGAGCTTGTAACTTCTGCTTTTGCGGGAATTATTACGTTTTGGCTTTGTGAACACGCTCAATTTGCACCGCTCATTACGGCAGCACTCGTCGGTGTGTCGGGCCATGCAGGCAGTCGAGCGATCTTTATGCTTGAGGAATTTCTAAAAAGTAAGTTTCCGGGGGCAAAGCTATGAAGTTTGACATAGCGTTTGACCGGCTCATCAAGCACGAGGGTGGTTACTCGGACGACCCTAGGGACTTGGGCAACTGGACAGGCGGCGCGGTCGGTGTCGGCGAACTGAAAGGTACTAAGTTCGGTATCGCTGCGCACTCATATCCATACCTGGACATCAAGAACCTAACCTTGGTTCAGGCCAAAGAGATATATCGGCGAGACTTTTGGGACATCTTAGGCGATGCCCATCCAGCAATCAAGTTCCAACTGTTCGACGCTGCGGTGAATCACGGACGTGGCAACTCAATTCGGTTCTTGCAGCGCGCGGTGCGCGTCGCCGATGATGGCCGATGGGGGCAGGTTTCCCAGTCCGCACTAATGGCGATGGATCACAACGACGTTTTGCTGCGATTCGTGGCGTACCGTCTGAAGTTTTGGGCGGCGCTTAAGACCTTTGATACGTACGGCCGTGGTTGGACCAACCGCGGCGGCGACAACCTGCTGTTCGCGGCCGAGGACAACTGACATGAACTGGTTTTCGCTATTAACAAACAAGTACGTCATCCAGGGGGCGGCTGCACTCGCGCTCATTCTGGCTGCCTGGGGCTACGGCATTTGGCAATACCACTCAGGGTATGACGATGCAGAACGGGCTCGCTCAATGGCCGATCTGGTAGCCTACGTGGACGAATCCCACCGGCTTTCGATCCTGGCCAACGAACTCGAAACCCGCATCGCCGAACTGCGTGATGTTCAACCTAAGATTATCGAGAGGTACAACCGTGTCGTTATTGAGAAGCCTTTGCCTGTTGACTGCCGCCTTGATTCTGACCGGTTGCAGCACATTACCCGCGCCATCGAGGCCGCCAATTCCGGCAAACCTAGCGAGCCCTTGCCCAAAAATTGATCCTTTTGTTTCGCAGTATTGGGACGATTTAGCAACAGCCTATATCAATCTCGCTGGTCAGTATGGGATATGCAGCGCAAAGCACGATGGGTTAGTTAAAGTATGGTGAAATGTGGGTTATCGGACAAACTCAAATCCTTGTAAATCAATAGCTTGCAAATATTGAGTTTGTAATTTTATAACCCAAATCTAAACAATTTAATCATTTAAAATCAACTGGTTATGTTGTTACTGACCGCCTCACTCCTAAGAAGGGAGTCGGACGTTCGATTCGTCTCGGCGGCGCCACCAGCCTAGCTCTCAAGGCAGTAGTTTTTCAATTTGTACTATATATCTATGCGTGTACTATTGAAAATGTAATTTTTTGGAGCTAATGTATACTTTTAAGGCTGCAAAATAACTGTCAGGTGGTGGTGCTAACATGAAATCTGAAAAAAAAATCACTTCAAAACTGAATACGTCTAAAGAATTTGTAGCTACCGAAAGCCTTGAAGATCTCTACAAGCGCTATTTCACTTCAAGCGAGAATCGATCCGCTAATACAGCCTTTGAGCAAGTTTCTTTATTTGACTATTCAACACATGTATCTTCGTCATCATCTACTCCAATAGATACAACTCATCATGCCTAGTTGGAGTGATGTCTTAGAAGAAATGCATGCGGTACAACCGCATCCGACTGATACTGTTCGTCGTAAATATCTCGCTAATTTGCATCGTCATACCAAGCGAAATGTCATTGCCTATTACTCAGGCTGGTTGTCGTCTAAGCCGAATCAAGCTTTGATTGTTAATGACGAAGATAAAAACGCTTTCATGGCGGCGATTCATAAGCTGGACCGAAGTAAAGGTTTAGATTTACTTCTTCATACTCCGGGTGGAGACCTTGCTGCCGCGGAGTCGTTGGTTGATTATTTGCGTCGAATGTTTGGTACTGATATTCGAGCGATTGTCCCGCAATTGGCGATGTCTGCCGGAACTATGATTGCGTGCTCATGCAAAGAAATTGTTATGGGAAAGCAATCTAATCTTGGGCCAATTGATCCACAATTTAATGGTTTGCCGGCGAATGGTGTCATCGCTGAGTTCAAGCAAGCTATTGATGAGGTTAAAAAAGATCCATCAAAAGCCATTATTTGGCAAGCGATCATTGGCAAATACCATCCGACTTTTCTCGGAACGTGTCAAAAAGCGATTGAATGGGCTCAAACAATTGTAAATACTTGGTTGACTACAGGAATGCTGAATGGTGTCCATAATTCTAGTGAAATTGCAAAAAATATAGTCGAAGGGCTGTCAAGCCATGATGCAACTTATAACCATGCAAGACACATTCATATTGAAGAGCTTGAAGGTTTAGGGTTAAAAATTACTCGTCTAGAAGACGATCCAAAACTACAAGATTTAGTTCTCACAGTTCATCATGCATTCATGCATACGTTTTCAATGACTAGGGCTATAAAAATCGTTGAAAATCACATGGGTGTCGGCGTAGTACGCTTTGTAAGCCCAAACTCTTAATTAGATCCCACCCAACGGCCTAACCCGCTCAGGCTTTCTCCGATAGATAGCATCCGTTGTTCTTGAATCGGCGTGAGATAACAGCGCCCTGGCTTGCTCAAGCGATGCAGCATCACTGGCGCATTTAGCCCGTAGGTCATGCTCGGTAAATCGCTCAGTCACTTTAGTCTCGGTCAAGACCCTATTCATAAAGCGCTGCCACATAGAGTCCCATCCATGTGAGGTACCAGTCGCCTCATTTATATATGGTTCTCCCTTTGAGTTGCAGAATAGGTACTGAGATAACCTAGGCCTTGCCGCCTTGGCCATGTCGATAGCCGTGATTAGGTCTGGCGTCATCTCGTAAACGGTACGTTTGCCGGTGGAATCCCGAGTCTTGTGGCGTTGAATATGGATACCATCTGGCTTGATGTCGGCCATGGTCAAGCGCAACAAGTCAGAGCGTGCCATACCAGTCATTAGCTTGATCCTCATGTACGCCTGGATCATCAGCACACTTCCTTTCTTGCGAGGGGAGTCGAGATTCAAACACTCTAATATTTCCCAATCCTCGATGTACCTATCGCGTGGCTTTTCGCCGGTCAGACGCAACTCATTTTTAAAGGGGTGCCGGTCAAGGTAACCCCACTCAACCGCCTTGGTGAAAGCATGGGATAAAACCTTGACCTCGCAATGTGCGATTGCGATACCGCCAGTCGTGCGACCACTGTTCGTAGTTTTCTTTTGCCGGCGGCGATCCACGTACTTGTATATATGCTGAGGTTTGATTGATCCGAGTGGCATTGCACCAAATACAGAGGTCAACTGTTTGATGTAAAGCAAATTTGCCGTTTGTGTTTTTGGTGCTTTGGCAGGCACAACCTCAAGCGCGTAGCGTTCAAGAAGTTGGGCGATATTGTTGGCCTTGTCGTTCGCATCGATGCGTGCCGACCAGACACGGTACGCCTCTGGTAGAGTCTTGCCCAGTCGGTAAAGTTTTTTACCATCCCAAAACATTTCAAGACCCGGGGGGACTTGATAGTAATAGGCCCCGTGGGAGTGCCGCCATCTGGACGGTAACCCTACGTTTTCTGGGCTGCGTTTACGAGGCATTAAATAGCGCTCCAATCAGGCTCGTGTTCTTTTAGTTTAGATCCAACTTCACCGCCAAGCACGCGCTCAACATGAGACTTCAGGACGGCGACAGTTCCATCCGGACGGACTCGATGCTCAATTCCCATGAATCTAAGCACTTTAACCTGAGCATCGCGCCGGGTTTTATTTGTTAAAACTGCAAGTTCAGATTGATCCAATATCATGATAATTTGTACCTATCTCTACATGGCGCGCATGCCCCGTTAATAAGGCGTAGCATCCATTCGCCACACAAGTCGCACTCGCCTTCCTCGCCTTTTTCAAGCTTGGCTTTGTCTCGAATGCCCCTTATCTTTGAATTCAGCAATTTTTCTAAATAGTCGTTGGTTCGATCAATATCGTCCGCCATTTCAATCTCCACTCTTAATTGCAATCCAAACAAGAATCCAAACCAACAGCGCCAACAGCCCAAAGCCGGAGAAAACAACTAGAACGGCGATTAAGAGGGCGGTCATAGGCTTTCCCTAGAATGGAATATCGTCGTCCGCATGAGACTGGTTTGCAGGCCGAGGATCAGAATTTGGATTGCCAGTCGCGCTTCTTGGTGGCGCTGAGGGCGCAGATCCCTGAGCGGGTCTGTCAAGGCTGTCAGGTCTGCCGCTGAGCATCCTGAGACTTTCCGCACGAATCTCCGTGGTGTAGCGCTCGATGCCTTCTTTGTCCGTCCACTTCTTAGTGGCAATTTTGCCTTGGAAAAAGGCGAGTGACCCTTTCCTCAGGTACTCGCCGCAGATCTCGGCCAAGCGCCCATAGGCTACGATCCTGTGCCACTCTGTGGCTTCTTTCATCTGTCCGCTTGCCTTGTCTTTCCATTTGTCTGTGGTGGCCACACTGAAGGTGGTCACTGGATCGCCATTTGGCATGTAGCGAACATCAGGGTCTTTGCCAAGATGCCCGATGATTTGTGCCTGGTTAAGCATGTCAGTATTCCTCTTTAATGAAATTCACGGCCGGGCGAATCATCGTGCTTCGCTTTTATCCAAGCGCTGCGCTGCTAGCTCGTCGGTGTACATTTCGGGGTAGCGCAGCGAGAGCTTGTAGAGATTTTGATCTGCCGCCTGAGACATGGTGACGCCAAGTGTTTCGCACGCCAGGGCGCAAAACCAGAGCAGATCGCCAATTTCTTCAACCGCATTGATCTTGTCTAAAGGCTTGCCGTAAATCGTGTGACGCTTGATGCAGTCAGCAAACTCACCGGCTTCGCCAGCGAGGCCAAGCGCAGCATGATTCAGGTCATATGCGGGGCCTACGCGTTTAGCGGAGCGCATCGCGGCTACTTGAAATTTATCAATGTCGTTCATTTCGTTAACGCCTTTATCATGGCATCTGCAAAGATGCGCCGGTATTCCGCTTGTGCATTTGCCAACTGAAGGATTTTTTCTTTTGCCGTTGCTATGCAGCCAAACTGATCTTCAGGCAAAGGGCCAGCCAGCTCAGTTGCCCACTCATCACTCAGGTCAATTGGCGGCATGATATTTGCCATAAAGTAAGCGCGCAGGTATACGAATTCAGGCATGGAGTGGTTTGAATTTTCGGCTCACTCAAAATCTCTTCCGCTAGATGCTTTGGCTTCACTTTCTTGCATTCCGGCACAGGAATGCCGCGCGCGAAATATCTGCACAAAACAGTAAATGTCATAGCAGGATCCACCTTAAGCATGCGAAAGGCATAATCCCCAAACTCATCAGATTGCGAATATGCGCTATTGATTTTCGCGTTAAATTCCTTTGTCAAGGATTCTCTCCTCTTGCCTTACTGATCGCGGCACGGGCTTTTGCAAAAGTGTCAGGCCTGCCAAGCGTTTCAGTAATTTCCATAAGGACCTCCAGCAGATCAGGCGCAGCTTCCATTAAGTGAGCGTCCGATTCATTTGGCTCATCTGTAAATGTGCAAACCGATTTGCCATTGGAAGCAATGATTTCTCCGCAATAACCATCAGCGTAGACGTAGCGCCACGGCCCTGGTGTATGCGTAATCATTCTTCGATCTCCACTGGATATGCCTTGCCGCCAATGCGGGTGCGAAATTCAGCCGTGTAATCAGCCAATTGTTTAGTTGAAAAATAATCTGCATTGGTTTGGTTTCTATAAAAATTCACCCATACGGTTTGCTTTTTGGATGCCATGAAAAGGTCGTTATTTCTTCCGACATTTGATGTTCCGTCTGGCTTTGCGTGCCACAAACCAACATCTAATAAGATTAAAACTGGATAAGTAAGCTCAGGGACATGAGCAATAAACTTCGCTTCACGTCCACCACGAGTAACAATTGGCTCGCCACGCTTGGCGGCTTCCAAGTCAAATGCTTTCATTTTTTGCCCCTTGAAAGTTCAATTCTCTTATCAAGCCAATCATCGACCTCGCTTTCGATCCAGCCAACGGATCTTTCACCGAGTTTGATTGGCGTGGGGAAGCCGTCTTCTGCTATTTTTCTGTAAATGGATGCCCGTCCACAACCGGTCTTTGCAATAACGGCTGGTAATTTCAAGATTTTGTGTTTCATGTTTTCCTTCCCAATTTTTCAGTCATTAACCCCAGCTCTAATAAAACGCCATCATTCAAAATCCAGTCCGCCTAAAAAATCTCCAAATCCAAGCTCAGATCCTTCCGTTGCAGCGCTGACCTCGACTGGTATGCTGCTCGGTTCATCCGCTATCAACGGAGCGGGTTTTTGATCTGTGGATCTTGAGCGGGCGCCAGACCAGACCTGGCTGATGACGCTGAATGCGCTTTTAGTGATATCGAATAGACTGCTCATGTGCTTCTCCTCGCGGGGTTAAAAATCAGGGGTGATGGCAAAGCGGCCCCAGTGCGGGTCGCCTCAGCTTTTCTCATGGCGGACAAAGTCATACGTGCCAGGTGGAGCTTGGTGACGTCCAGGCGCGGGAATATCTGATCCATGGTGATGACTGCTACCTCGATCGATGCGAGCTCGTAATCCTGTAGAGGCAGTCCCGCATCAATCTTGTCTGTCACCTGATTCATGGTTGCTGCGCCACCTCGAATAAGATTGGCCTCATGCATAAAGCGCAGGTCTTTATCAATCGCAATCTGGACCACATTCATCAACGTGCCAAGGGACTCAAATGCATTCATATCCGGCGCGTAGCGCAGCGTCGCAAGAGCTGTGTGCGCATGCATGGCCAACTCCTGATGCAGTCCTTGAGTGACTGGTATCCGGATCAGGCGCGGGCGGTACTTCTTAGTTCGCGCGCGTGGCATGATCGAGCCCGTAGGCGTTTAAAACGTTTTCAACCAGGTTTCCGAGACTGCGGTTGTTGTTGATCGACCTGTCAGCCTCGATCCTTTCCTGTTCTGACTCAGACTGGTGATCAGCGTGGACCGCGTCAGCAGAATCTCGACGGATCCTCCAGATCGACCCGCCCATGGTGCGTATAAATTCAGCTTCATTCAAAAACCGCACGTCGGTCACCGCGATTTTTCTTGCACCTGTGCGGAGGTGGCCTTCTATGCGCTCGTGCAAGCGATCACGCCAGTAAGTGTTGGAGTCACAGTCTCTGCGAAACTCAGTGCCCCACCATCGCATAATTTGCCGTGGTGAGCGAGGCGAGTAAGGGTCTTCTGAGAGGGCCACCATTCGAAGCACAAAACGATTGTCTTTACACTTGCTGATGGCGAGGGATGATGTGACTGACTCTTTGGTGTAACGGTTCACCAACGCGTCGATGCCTACGCCAAATGCCTCGGAGATTTCCTCTCGCAAAGCATCCGCGAACGCAACAGGGATGTGCCCATACGCATCTTGGAGGATGCTGGCAACTGTGTCCTTGCCCGCGCCGGCTCGGCCCACGAGACCGATAATTGAAAAGTTGTTCATGAGTTGTCTGCTTAGTCGTCAAAATCGCCAGCGATGGCGCGTTTAAAGTCATACCGGGGCTTGGGCCTTGGCTTGTTCGCTTCGATCGTCTCAGCGACGTTTTTGAGAGCGATGGCCAGAGCGGGGAAGGCCAGTGCTGCGTCCAGATCGCCCGTGCATTTGCATGTCTTAAATGCCTCTTTGAGTCTGTCGAGGCTTGCTTCTGGTCTTACAGGCATGGCAACCCCTTTATTTCAAGGATGAGAATTGCTGTAAATAGGCATAAACTGAATTCCCCTAATAAAACTTGAGGAGTTCTTCATGTCGATTAGCAAAGAACAAAAGAAATTTGATGAATGGGTGGTGCGTGAGTTAAATAACTCACAAAATCCGCGACACATGGTTGAGGCTTTATCGCGCGTCGGGGATACTGTGTTTGGGGCGTCTTTAGCCGCAAAGGCAGCATTTGAGAAAGACACCAAACCAGAGCACGTCTTAAAGATCCTCGAATTGGCTCTTGCTGAACGCGACAAGATGCTTCTCGAGGAACGGAGGCATAAAGACGCCTTAGAAGCGGCAGTAGCTCGTAAAACCAAGTCGTAAATCATTTCAGCGCTTTGCCTTTTTTTCTTTACAACAATGAACTTCTGAGCTTGACCAAGAGGTCATGCACTCAGGTAT